TGTTACTTCAGATACTTCGTTTGGGGTACCACGTTTTACTTGTGCGGGATTGGTCAAGAACTTTTTTAATCATGCGGTGCCAACAGCGACTTGTCAAGCGATATTGTTGGCATGGAAATTGCACACGCTGCGCGGCGGGCGAGAAAAAGGCCCGGGGCTGAAGACAGCGACCGGGCCGGAGGGTTAGCGAGCCGCGCGAACGATGATACTGAAGACGGACGTATCAGCATTGCCGCGTTGTTCGCACCAATCAAGAAAGTGTTCAAGCGAGACAATCGCTTCGATTTGATCTTCCTCGGTTATCGACAGAATGAACCGGCGAAGTTCACTAACTGTCATTGTAACATTGTTAAAGTCAGCCTCCATTTGATGCCCCATTTGCTAGATCACGTTGCCATCCGCAACGCATTGGTATAATATCACAAATCATCAACTAATCAACGGGGCATCTACATCATGGACAAGATCGCAGAGTTGTTTCAAAAGCTTGCCGACAAGTTCGCACCGCAGGTTATCGATGCGTCGCTAGGCGCGGCGCAGATGCAGGCCGTCTCGTCCCTGTTCGATGGTGTGTATTACGTGGTCGCATCTGTTTTCTTTTTCTACTGCGGGCGCAAATTGTGTCGCGCCTACAGAGATGCCGTCGAGCGCGACAGCCGACCCGGCTATAGCGTCAATGGCAATGAGGCCGATGAAACGTATATATTTGTTGCCTATGTCTGTTACGGCATCTCGCTTGCGCTATTCATCGCATCGGCGGTTCATTTCGTAGATCCGCTTGCCATCGCGTCCGTCTTCCACCCGGAATATTGGATTGCCAATAAGGTTCTCGGATTATGACTAACCCTCTCGTCTCCGACTTCCTCGCCCGCGCCTATGAAGCGAAGACCAGGGCGCTCAACTCCAAACCGCGCACCATCGCCGAGGCCAAATACACCGCCCAAGCAAACGCATGGTACGACGCCGCGAAACTCTTAGAGAAGGAACTGGAGAAATGATCGAATGGTTTTGGTTGCCGATGGCATCTATCTCGTTCCTGTTAATCGGCGCGATCATTTGTCACGCCGCGCTGTCGGCAAATCCTCCGCACACCCACAAATGGTCGAAGTGGGAACTGCGCACGATGATGCATCAATTCATCTGGGAAAGCGAGGCAAGCGAGGTTCAACGTCTCGTTCGTCAATGCGAGGACTGCGGTGATATCGAAATAAAGCAAATGGTATCAAAATGAGAACCTTCCTCGCCCACCTCGTCTTCCCCTACGGCAAGCAAAACGAATACCAAATGTTCGTCGCCGACGATGGCATCTCCGCCCGTCGCAAGGCCGAACAGCTCGCCGAACAATCTGGCGCCTCCGGCTATTTCCTGTATGAACAAATCTGCTATTCCATGTTGACTTCCAAGGTGTAAGCACTACAATCCTCTCATCAACTTTCACAGTGAGGTATACAACATCATGACCAAGACCAGCAGCAACACCCAGACCCTGACCAAGGCCGACGAGACGGATACCGCCGTCGCCGCTCCCGTGCAGCATGGCATGCCTGCCGGCTTCGGCGACTTTGCCGGCCTGAAGATCATCGGTACCGAAGTGACGGAGGTCAAAGCCGTCACGCGCCCGGTTCTGGTGCAGGAAGACAACAAGCCGTTCGCCGTCCGCATCATCTCGCACATCTACCGTGGCCAGGAACTGAAGAAGAAGCGCGGCAGCGGTGTCGAGATGGCGCCGGCCAATCTCTGCCACGTCATCGATATGGAGACGGGCGAAGAGAAGACGCTCATCTGCAACACCGTGCTTCACTCTGAACTCGACCGCGCGTTCCCCAATCACGGCTATGTCGGGCGCTACTTCGCCATCAAGTCCGTCAAGGGCGAGACGAAGGACAAGTCGCGCTCGCTGCGCCGCTACAACATCATGGAATTCAAGGTCGGCCATGATGTCGGCGAGTTGGCCGACATCAAGCTTTTGCCCGCGCCCGTCTCGCTGAATGACAGCGCCGACGATGGCGAGGAAGAGGGCGAGAACGCCGCCGAGTAACCTACCCCTGTCGGTGTCTCCAATCACCGGCTACCTAGGGCGCCAGGGCACATCCTTGGCGCCCTCTTTTTTTCTCTTCATAGCTGTGGTATAATTGTGACCTCTCGTGGGGAGGATCAACAATATGAACCGATTTACATCTCCCAAGACGCTTGTGGCGATCCTGGTCAACGGCATTTGCTACTTGGTGTTTCACTTGCTCCAAGAGAACACGCAACTGCATTTCGACGCCACGGACGTTTCGGCGGCACAGGGGATCGTGACCGGTTTGTTTGTCATGTTCGCCCCGCACTCAACTAAAACCGACGAGGTAACACAATGAGCCTTTCTACCTTTTTCTCGACGATGGCGACGGATGTGGAACACATTTTCAGCGATGACGTCTTGCCGATTGCGCAAGCCTTCATCCAAGCGTTGGTGTCTTCCATCTCCAACAATGGCGGCAATCTTCTCATCCAAGCCGCGACCGAAGCGGCGACCTCGGCGCTGGCGACGGGCGGCGACGCGTCCGCTATCCTGAACAATGCCGTTACCTCGGCGCGCGCCACGCTCACGGCGGGCGGCGTGACTGTCGTCGAAGAGGCGCTGACCGGCGCGGTTTCCGCCGCTCTCGCGAAACTGAACACGGAGCTGACCGCGAATGTTTCGACTGCCACGGCCAGCGCCGAGGTGTCGGCTAATCAGCTCGGTTCGTAAAGCGGCAATCGCCGTGGGAACGATCCTTTCAATCCTGGCGGGGCTGTCCAAGCTGGTTGGCTTGGTCGGCTCCGCCATGGGCTGGGCTCACGATAAATCGGAGCAACAGCAGGGGGCGCAGCTTCATCAGCTCGCCGATCTCAAACAAGCGGAGGCTGACGACAATGCGGCTCGCATCATCGATCAGAACGACAGCGCTCTTACTGACGATCAGCTTGACGACAAGCTGCGCCAGTGAGCCACCGCCTGCGCCGCCGTCCTGCGGATGGTTGCGGGTATTCAAGCCTGACCCGGATTTCGAGACGCGCTATACGCGCGCCGAGAAAATTCAGCTTGTCGAACAGAACGACAAGATAAGGCAATTCTGCGGGGAGAAATAATCATGTGGTCTCAGGGGCAAAAGTTCACTGCCGATAACGAGGGTTGCCGGCTGGAAGCGTATCAGGACGTCAAAGGGTTCTGGACCATCGGCTACGGCCACAAGATGGACGGCGATTGCGCCGGCACATCGATCACGCAAAGCACTGCCGACAATCTGTTCAACTCTGACTACGCCGTCGCCATCGCCCGCGCCAAGTCGGCAACCGGGATCATGTTCGAGAAGATCGGCGAGGCGCGTCAAGCGGCGTTGATCGATATGGCGTTTCAGCTCGGCTTCACCGGCCTATGCGAATTCCGCAACATGCTCGACGCCATCGCCGATATGGATTGGGCGGGCGCCCGCTTCGAGTGTTTATCGAGCGAGTACGCCCGTCAAGTCCCCGCCCGCGCCTCTCGCGTCGCCGAGATGCTATTCAGCGGCGAGTTTCCCGAAACGTCCCTGGCGAGCAGTTCGGCGTAAGGTCCGCGTAATAAAGTCAGCATGTCCCGAGATTTTGAAAGTGGGGGCTTGGTTGTGATAAACAACCTCGCCCCCATTTGCTATTTCAAGGATCTCGGCGCCGGTCAGGCGACATCCCTTGCTCGCCATCTTCACCGGCTCATCACCGACAAACATTGCATACATCTTCTTTCCGGCAATGGCTACGGACGAAGCGCTTTCAAAAGCCTTCTTATGACCGTATTCCTCAAGCCCCAGCTTTTCGAGTTTCCACGCGCCGAGTTTGGTATCGTGCACTTCGCCGTAGAATTCCTCACAGATGATACTGTCGGTGTCTCCGTACATGGGCCGCTTTGCATTGGCAAACCCACGTAAGAGAAAAGATCGAGTTGCCCCGGTGATTGATGCGGCTGTCGCGACATTGTAATACGTCCTCATCTTCGAGGGTTTCCACCAGATGATATAGTCCTGGCAACGCGTCTCCGGTTGCCAAGCGTCGGCGGCTTCTTTCTCGCTCAAGCCCGGATGCCAGCGCGGCTGCGGGCATGGTTCATCGATGCGCGTCAAGCAATAGTCGCGGAAGTCGGTAGCGTTCTGGGCAAACTTGCCGTAACCGCTGTTGTTCACTCTCTTGTAGAAATCTCGGTGCACCTTGTCACCGGCAAGGTCTGCTTTGACCTTAGCTTCCTGAAAGTGATTAATGAACTCCGCGAAGTTGCCTTTCTTAACGAAAGAACGAGTTTCAATGACGCGTTCAATTTCAAGAGTGCCCGTTTCGAGGCCGGCGTTGATCTCATGTATCGTTGCGTAAAACGTACCAGTTTCAGCGTCGAAACTAATTCCATTCTTCTCCCTAAGCGGAAGTGCACCCCAGTTGCGCGCTTGAATGATGGCGAAATCCGTATTCTTGGTAAGACGTGTTCCGACCGAATAGGTTGTGCCGATAGGGTGGTCAATGTTGGCCATTGCATGAGAATACGCTGAGTTGATATCGACCATGATAAAGCGCCCATGATGCACCCCCGGCTCTAGAACTTGGCATCTCCCGCCAAAATAGAACTTGCGGAACTCTTCGTCGAAACTCTCATTCGCCTGTTCAAAAGTGTGGCGTTTCTTAATTTCCTTCATCGCCGTACCGCCGATGGTCAGGCGATCTCCGAATTCTTTATGGAACGCTTCGACCAGTTCATACAGCGTTACACAGTCCTGGCGGAGGTACTTCAATATCTCCGTCTTGTGCAGCTCGCGCACATCGCGCTCCATCTTCTCGTAATCGATGTCAAGCTTGATGCCGGCGCGGCGCAGCGGTTCGGGGATGATCCCCCAGCTATCGCGCAGTTCGCAATTGCCGATGTTCGCAACAAGGATGCGCCCATTGACGATTTTCAAATCGCCCTCGAAGTGCTTCATCATGAATATGAAGTCGAATTTGCCGCCGTTGTGGGCATAGATCACTGTGGGTTCCGCGATACCACGAATATGATCAACAATGCGGTCAACAACGTCATCGCCCCAAAAGTCAACATAGCCGCCCTCATCGTAGTAGCCACAAGCAAAAGGTGCAGGCTTGCGACCATGTTTGAACGGATCGGTTTCGAAGTCGAAAACCCCTAAGCGCTTAATCTTGCGCTCTTTCATTTCTTCGTCCCTTTCTTTTTTGCATTCTCGCGCTGCCGGCGCTTCTTCTCGGTATTCTTCGCCGTGTCGTAATGGAGCTGCGCATAAAGCCGGTTGTATTCCTTGCGCTGCTCCCGCGCAAAGCCGCTGATCGGCTTCGCCTGCTTTGCTTTCTTAATCCCCGGCTTCCGACGCCGCATCCTCTTCGCCCGCGTGATATTCTCTTGATACCACGTTTGCGCCTCTTCCTGTTCCACCTTCATAATGACGACATTGCGCACTCGCTCGGCTATCTGATCCGGTGAGCCCTTCTCGAATGTCTCATACATCATAAGGTGATCAATGAGCTGATCGAAGTTTTCAAACAGCCGCGTCGAGTGCCAGCCGAAAAACTCAAACCCGAAATATTCCCCGTCATCCAGCTTAATCGCGCCACTATCGACGCGCTGTTTCAGCGCCGACAAGTCGCGGTCGAGATGCTTCAATCTATAGGGGAGATGCACCGACGTTATGCGGGGGCCGGCGCCGTGCTGTTCCGAGGTCTTGATAAATCCCTTGTCGCGCCCGCGTGTGCTGACAAATTGCGATGGCTGCAACACCACCTTGCCGCGCGAGACACGATATCCTTGTTCCTTGTATCCCGCCTGTACCGCCTTCGGCAATTTCCACACGCGCGCCTGTCCCGCGACAACATCGCTGAATTCCTTCAGCTTCTTATTCAATGTGCGGGTTGGGACTGCTTTCCTGGCATCAACATCTTTTGACACCAATCCCTTTTTCTTCAGTACGGCAATTCCGTGCCTGAAATTTTTCCTTTGCTCGGCTGAGCTAAATGGCTTATTCTTTTTGGGTGACGGCAAGGGATGCCCCCTCTAACTTGCCTAGAAAGGCCGGTCAGCTTTCCCCAGCTACCGGCCTTTCGTCATATTGAGCCTGTGACCTTTTGGTGTCAAGGCTCTTGAGCGTGGAACCTTTGGGGAAGAAAGAGGACATGCAATGACCGTGCCAACTCCCTTGAATACGAGCCAGATTGTGCAGTCTCCGATTGCCCATGGCAAGAATTCGCCCTCGCCAGTCTGTGTACCGGTCAACCTCGATTATACGGCGGGCGGCGATATCAATTATTCACTGGACATCGGCCAGCTCATCAATTCTCAGAAGATCGATCAAGTCACGTCGCTCTATATTGACAACCGCAACAACAATGCGCAGTTGTCCGTGACGGTTTCGACTTCGGGGCAGAACATCACGGCGCCGCCGAACAGCCAGGGTTTTTACCCGATCCTGGCCGGCAACTCGGGCCAGTTCACTTTCGAGATGATCGGCGGAACCGCCGTCGCGCGTGCGGCGTTGATCAATGTCGAGACGCCTTATCTGGTATGGGGATCGGAAGGCGTTGCCGGCTTCATCTTCAACGGCAGCGGCTACGCGCTGGTGTCCGATCCCGTGCTTGATGCAACGGTGGTCGGCGGCAAAGTGTCGGTGTCGGATGCCGCGTTGCTGGCGCTGCTGAATACGGTGATCGCTGGCGGCGAAGTCAAGACCACCGATCTCACGCTTTCCACCATCGTCACGGGCGGCAAGCTGCCGGTGACCGATGCAACGCTGGAAAGCATCGTCTCGGGCACTGCCGCGAATGTGCAGCAGATCGGCGAAAGCTACGCCCATGTGACGGGCTCGGGCGCGACGGTGGTGAAAGCGGCGGCTGGGGTGTTGAAGTCGATTGTCGTCGGCACTCCCGCTGCCGGCACGATCACTGTCAACAATGGCGCGGGCGTCGTTTCGGTGATCACCGTTGTCGCTGGTCAGGCGTTTACGCTCGACTTCAACGCGTCGTTGAACACGAACATTTCCGTCAATCCGTCCGTGGCGATGGATTTGACCGTCATCTATAATTGATGGAGAGGCATATGAAACGAATTCTTTTGGCGACTTTCGCGCTGTTCTCGCTTTCGGCATCCGCCGAGATTATCCAGCCGGGCAACATCATCTTCACCGGCAATGTCACCTTCCAGGGGCAGACTGCGAACAGCGCCACCCAGCCGCTTCGCCCCGGCCAGTGCGATGGTGTGACGGATGTTTCCAGCCTCGTCAATGCCGCGCTTTCGCAAGTCGCCGCGACGGGAGGCGGCACCGTGCAGCTCCCCGAGGGAACCTGCTATGTCGGCGCCGCCCTCGCTGTCGGGTCGAACACGCATTTGCAGGGCGCAGGGCGCGGCGCCACCATCATCAAGACGCCTGCCGCTCCGTCTTACGAAGCCATCAAAATGGTGCCCGGCGTCGTTGCCGCCGCCGTGTCGGATTTGACCGTCAACGGCAATTCGACCGTGGCCGGCGCCCGTGCGGCGAATGGTATCGTTATCTATAACGGTGCCAACAACAACAAGGTGTTCCGGGTCGAAGTCGAGAACGTCGCCCAGAACGGTATCGAAGTGGACGGATCGAACAACGAGATTTCGTCCAACTACGTGCATGACAACTGGGCCAATGGTATCTACTCCATTGGCACCGACGCGACGCATCTTTCGTCTTACAACTCCATTCATGACAATGATGTCGAGAACAACTCGAAGAATACCATTACCTGGGATGGTATCGATTTGGACCCGCAGACGAGCTACTCGCAGATTTACGATAATCTGCTGGTCGGTAATGACATCATTATCTATGAGAGCGGAACTGTGGTTTCCAACAGTCCCGGCCATACGATCCTCAACAACAAGATCATCAATTCGACCGAGAATGGCATTGATGTCACCGGCCCCGAAATTCGCTTCGTTATCAGCGGGAACCAAATCCTCAATACCACCGGCCACTGTATCTTGATGAACGGCTCTCAGGTACAGTTCACCATTTCGAACAATTACTGTTTCAATCCGACCCAGGCCGGATTGCTGATGGAAAATACCGGGGCGCCGTTGCCGGTCGGCGCGCAGTCAAATGGACTTATCACCGGGAACAAATTCGAGAATGTTTCCGGCCAGGGATCGGCGCTGTATTCGGCGCTTCAGATCGGCAACGGCGCGTTCGGCCTGTTTATCAATGACAATCACGTCATTGATACGCGCGGCACGCAATTGATGAAATATGCCGTCGATCTTACGGCGGCGTCCGAGAACTTCTTCGGCATCAACGAATTCAATTCCGGGGTTACCGGCGTCATCAACGCTTCGACCTCCGGTAGCTATCTCGGTCTCAATCCCGCAACGCAGTTTCTTTACTCGGCGGCGGGCACGCCGCTTCCGACCTGCAATGCCGGATCGAAGGGGCAGGCGCTTACCGTCTCCGATGCGACGGCGCCAACCTACAATGGCACTTACACGAGCGGCGGCGCCATCGTCGCCCCGGTGGTGTGCAACGGGACCAACTGGTTGACCCACTAAGTCAAGGAGCAGCAACACATGACCGGCTGGGAAATGGCGCTGAAAAGCGCGCTTCGTCTCATGGGCGTCACGCCCGACAAAGTTGAAGCGGTGGTGGACATCGCTATCAAATCGCAGGCCGATGTGCAGGCGCAGATTGCCGAGGCGGTCTTGCGCGTGCACAATATCGAGCAGACGCTCAATCTGATTTGCTCGCATCTCGGGATTGAGCGCGAACAGAAACCGCTGGTCATCGAACATGAGGAACAGCGCCATGAACTGGTTTCGTAACCTTTACAGGAGGATTTTCGCTATGAACAATGTTCCCGGCCCCGCCGTGACTATCGCCGATTTGCAGAAGCAGCTCGACGACTACAAGATGAAGAACGCGGAACTGCTGGCGCAGATTTCCACGCGCGACGCGGCGCTCGTCAACATGCGTCCGGCTTCCGATGTCAGGGCGGGCGATCTCGAAAAGGGCGCGCTCGCCGCTTCGGCTGTCGGAAATGATGTGGCCGGCGTCGATCCCGGCGCGGCGGTTTCGACCGCGACGGAGACGGACGGCATTGCGGCGCTGGCGCTGCGGGTCGGCGAGCTGGAGAAGAAAGTCTTCTCGCTCGACTTCGGAAGTGTCAGCGGCGACTTCGCCGAGTTGTCGCGTCTGATCGATCACCTGTATCAGACCTTCGGCCAGCGCAAGCCGGCGCCGGATGCCTGACGAAGAAGTCGCCGCACAAGCTGCGGTGTCGGCTGAAGCCGCTGCGAGTGCGGCGTCTTCAGCCGCAAGCGTCGCCGTCAACGCTGAAATCAATGCGACGGAAACTCTTGACCGCGCCGAAGAGATCATCGGCGAGGCGGAAGCGGCGTCTGTCTCGGCAACTGCCAATGCGGCGGAAACGGCGGTTGCCGCTGCCGAGGCCGGCGCGGCGCTGGCAAATGCACATGCGGCGCGGACTATTCTGGAAGTGGAAGGGGACATATCGTGGCTGAGAACGAGAGTAACGGAGCTGACGGAAGCGGCGACGATCTCCAACGACTTGCTCGCGCAGTTGGGGGCGAACCTAGCGGAAATACAATCGAGGCTAGAGCAATCGAGCCCGGCGCCGGAAGTGATGGAGCAACCGGAGGAACTGGAGACGGTGGAAGTGATCAACCCCGCCGTCGCGGTCGAAAGCCCGGCAGCACAGGAACCCGGAGAAAGTCGTCCGAAAAGGCGTCGCTTGATCTAGACGCTACTTCCGACATCCTGGTTTCGATCCACGCCATGTTGGCGGGATTGACCGGGGCGGAGGAATTGGCGCTGGACAAGGCGGAAGGCGATCAACTTGCCCGCGCCGTCATCAACGTCAACCGCCATTACGATACCGTCATTTCCGCCAAGGCTATGGATTGGACGAGATTGTTGATGGTGGTCGGCGGATTGTACGGTCCCCGGCTCGCCGCGCTGCGGATGCGAAAGATGGCGGAAGCTGCCGAGGCGCGTCGCCGTGCACAGGAACGACCCGATCTCGCGGTTGTGCAGTAAGCAATTTCCGTGCCAAGATTTCGGCGATTTGGAACCGAAGGGGAACAAATCGCCGAAATTATTTTTACGTCCCGATGTGCCACAGAAAGCTTTCGCGCATCGGTGACGTTTCTAGCGCCTTCTAGAGGCATATGCTGTTTGGCACGGCAATTGCATTCGAAAACGTGTTGGCATAGGATTTGCATATGAGACTTCCCGACGACAGCGAGCAGCTCGCCATTGTGGGCATGAATGGTTCCGGCAAGACCGTTGCGGGAGTGTGGCATCTTGCGCAGCGGTCATGGGACCGCATGCCGTGGTTCGTCCTCAACTTCAAAAGCGACGAGCTGATTAACGAGATTGCTGACGAGTTCGGAAAGAACATCGATCTCACGGACAAACTGCCGAAGAAGCCCGGCCTTTACGTCATTGACGTATTACCGGAAAGCGAAGAAGAGATGGAAAAGTTCTTTCAAGCGCTGTGGTCTCGCGGAAAGAACGGTCTCTATACCGACGAAGGCTACATGATCAAAAACCGGTCGAAATGGTTTCGCGCCATTTTGACGCAAGGCCGCGCAAAGAAGGTTCCGACAATTACGCTGTCGCAGCGCCCGGTTTACATGGATCGTTTCGTTTTCTCGGAAGCGTCGTTTCACCAAGTCTTCTTTCTGGCCGATGACCGCGACATTGATACGGTATCGGCGTTCGCGCCGATGAAGAAGATGACCGGCTATTCCCCCACGGACCTCCCCAAATATTACAGTTTTTACTATGATGTGAAGGGGAGAAAAATGGAGGTATTGCGTCCGGTTCCTGATCGTGGTACGATCCTTGCATTATTCAAAAGCCGTGCCAACCCTGGCCGGCGCTTTTTCTTGTGAGGGCAGCATGGCCGAGGGTTCCGCCGAAACCATCATCACGTGGAACGTCCCGAACTGGATCACCGTTCTTATCATGGTGACGGCGGGTTTCTTCATCATCGCCACCGCCTCGCAGATGTGGCAGAAGTGGCGCGGCAATAAGGGTGGCCTTTCGGCTGCTACCGCTGCCGCCGCGAGTGCCCAGTAATGGAGTACGTGCCGATCAATTTCGGCATGCTGCGCCATCCCGAGAACTGGCTCATCGTGTGTTTGATGGTGCTGATCGGCGCTTTCCTGCTGGAGAGCCTGTCGAATTGGTACGTCGCGCACATCAACCCCATTTTGCCCGTTGCCGCCAAGCCGGCCACCGGCCCTTCTCCGCAACAGTGAGGTAACAAGATGCCCGATGGTAGCTCCCCGCGCGGCACCGCCGCAACCGGTTCGGCCCCGACGCTCGACCAGCTCGACCAGCAAATCACCGATCTGGTTCTCAAGGTCGGACAGAACATGGTGCAGCCGCTTCCGGCGCTGACCATCAATCCCGCCGCTTCCGGCAACACCATGAACCTTGTGCCGGCCACGGTCGGCCTGCTCAAGGGCTTCCTGCTGGAATGCACGGCGACGGTCTCCAATGCGGGCGGCGCGCTGGCCACTCTGACCGAGTTCGGCCCGGCCAATCTGCTGAGCAATATCACCTTCACCGATCTCTCGAACTATCAGCGCATCAATACCACCGGCTGGCACATCGCCATGCTCAACACGGTGAAGCGGCGCCGCCCCTATGGCGTGCCCTATACGCTGACTTCGAGCCCGATCGGCTACGGCAATAACTTCTCGTCGCTGATCTCGGCGCCGGCCACCATCGCGAACAACGCGACTGGCACGGTGAAGATGTTCTATTACATCCCGATCACCTACAGCGACACCGATCTTCGCGGCTGCATCAACCTCGGCGTCACCAACGCCAATGCGCAGCTCCAGATCACCGTCAATCCGAACCCCGGCATCGCTGCTGGCGACAGCACGCTCTCGCTGTATTCGGGTTCGGCCTGCACCATCACCAGTTTCACCGTCAAGCCCTATCAGCACTATCTCGACCAGTTGCCGCGCGGCAAGTCGGGCGGCGTGCTGATCCCGCCGAAGTCGCAGAGCATCATGTATATGATGATCAACACCAATCTGTCGGGGATGACGGTCGGCCAGGATTTCCCCCTGCCCTACACCAATTTTCGCGAGTTCCTGTCGACCATGGTCATCTACGACAATGGTGGCACGCTCAACGCCGGCACCGACATCAACTATCTAGCGCTCCAGGCGGCGAACGCGTACCAGTATTACAAGGTCGATCCCTTCGTGCAGGGCCTCCAGGTTCGCAACGAAGTCAACACCGATCTCCCGACCGGCCTGTACTACTTCAATCACCGGCACAAGGTGCTCTCGACGCAGCAGTTCGGCAATCAGTCGCTGATCATGAACTGCTCGACTGTCAATGCCGGCGCCGTCGCGCTGATCGGCTATGAGATGTTCGGCGTCGTCAACGCCGTGCTGGGTGCCCAGTCCCTGCCGGGCGGCTGATAGGAGGATCGGGATATGTTCTCGAACCTGTTCCCGACGGCGGAAAAGTTCCTGGCGCAGCCTTTCCGCTCCGATATGAACGCTGGCTATTGGGCCGCACTGGTGGTGTTCGTCGCCACCGTGTGCGTCCTCTGGCTGCATGTGCTGCGCCACATTACGGAGGTCTGAGCCATGAGCATTGGCCATATCGTCACCGCTGTCGTCTTCATCGCCCTCAGCTACTATGCCGGCACCAAGGGTTGGCTGTCCAAGGTCACGGGCTGATATCATGAATTGGACGAGTGCCATCGTCGGCGCCCTGGTGGTGGCATTCGTCGTCTTCATCACCGTGCGTGGGGAATTGCCCCAGTACATGAAAGTGCTGGGGCTATAGCCATGGGCTTCCTCTTCCTCTTCGTCGGTGTCCTGATCGCCATTTCCGCCTATCGCGGCACGCAGGCGCAGTTGTGGCAGCTAGTCATCGGCGATGTGACCGGCACGGGCTCGTTCATCTGGTGGATCGTGGCCATCGCCATCATCGGCGGTTTGGGCTACATCAAGCCCATTCGCGTTGTCATGGAACCGCTTCTGGTGTTGGTCCTGGTGGCGTTGTTCCTGTCGAATTCGGGCGTATTCGCCAAGTTGAACCAGGAAATCAAGAGCGGCGATGCCTCGGCGCAGGCGGCGCCCAAGGATGCGACCCAAGTGACCGGGCTGGAAATCGGCAGCGGTCAACAGCAATCGTCGGGAGGTGGGCTGTTCGGCGGGTTGTTGAGTTCGTCGCCGCTGGCCGGATTGACCGGTGGCGGATCGTCGGGCGGCTCCAGCGACACCTTGGGCCAAGTCGCATCCGTCGCCGAAGTTGCGGCAATGTTCGCGTGAGGTTGAAATGGACAGCAAAATCGGAACCCTCATCGTCTCCGTTCTGACCGCGATCATCGGCGTTTCGACGCTCGCTGTCATCCTGTCGAAGAACGCCAACACCGCGAACGTGTTCACGTCCTTCGCCAATGGCTTCTCACAGATCCTCGGCACGGCGCTTTCGCCGATCACGGGAGGCTCCAGCGGTCTCGGCAATCTCAATAACACGCTCAATTCGATAGGCGGTATCGGGTCCGCAATCGGCAGCTTCGGCTTGGGCGGTACCAATCTCGACCCGACCGGCTTTGGAGGTATCTAAATGGATGACGCGCTCATGAATGCGGTGGTTTCCATCGCTCTCGGCATCATCGGGGTTGCGTCCCTGGCGGTGATCCTGTCGAAGAACAGCAATACCCAAGGCGTGATTTCCACGTCCGGGGCCGCGTTCTCGGGTTCGCTCGCCACCGCGCTCTCGCCCGTCACCGGTAGCGGCGCCGGCTCTCAGGTATTCAGCTCGGGTTTCGGGTCGAGCCTGGGCCTGACCTCGCCGCAGCTCTCTCTCGGCTGATCCGTCATGCGGACGCGCATTAGCCAGGGGAGGCCGATCGAAGAGACGGTCTCCTATGTCGAGCGCCCCTTGCTGGATCAGCACGGCGTCGCGAACCTCGCCTTCGAACACGAAGATCTCCCCTTCGTGGACCCGCTCGGCTGGGGCGGCATTCCCCCGGATCGCGGCTACGTCCTGGGCTCACCGGACGCCTGGGCGCCGTTCACCTTCGGGACTGAGGGAACCTCCGCGATCCCGAGCGGCGCCGTTGCTCTCCAGCCGCTGGCGAACCCGACCGTCACCAACGTCCTGAGCCAGGACGCGCAACAGTTCTGAGGCGCCTATGAAAATCATCGCCTGGGTCGAAGACCATCCCTATGAGAGCGCCGGTATCGTGGCCGGCGCTCTTGCGCTCATTCTGATCATCGTGCATTTCGCTCACGGGTCATCGTCTTCGGGCGCGGTTGTCGTCGGCGGCACGTCTCAGGCGGACGCCGCCCTTGCTGCCGCGAATGATCAGACATACGCGCAGTTGCAGGCGTTGAATGCACAGGCGAGCGAGTATGCGACGCAGGCGACGGTGGCGCAGAATATCGCGCAGATCCAGGCGAACACGTCCACCACCAACACGGCGGCTGCGGCCAGCGTGCAGGATACGACGATCTCGGCGCAGGCCGCCGTACAGCAGGCGGAGATTGCCGCGCAGACGAAGATTGCGCAGATCACCGCCGACAGCAATACGCAGCTCGCCACCATCCAAGCGAATACTGCCGCGAATGCGACGGCGGCGCAGCAGCAGACGTTAACCTCCATCATCTCCGCTTTCGCGCCGAAGACGCAGGCGAGCGACAATGCGGACTGGGTGAAGCAGGAATATGAAAGCGTGCTGGGGCGCGATCCGTCCGCGTCCGAAAGCGCGTTCTACGTCAACGAGCTGAATAACGGGATGTCGCAGTCGGTCATCAATACCGACTTCCTCAACTCGCCCGAATACCTCGCCAACATCGGAGCGAAGAAATGAACCGGATGCCGTGGTATCAGCTCGCCTTCGCCGGATTGGCGGCTTACATCCTCTATCGGATCATCGCGCCGGCCAAGACCGTCACATCGGGTTTCACCGTGTCGCCCGCCGTTGCTGCCGGCGCGACGGGATCGGCTGCGGGAGGGGTTCAGGAAACGCCAGCCGGCGTCACTGACCCGCAGCCGGATCTCGGCTATAACTTCTCGCTCAAGGCGAACAATGTGTTTTCGCCGAGTGGCGGCAGTTCAGCGCCGACTTTCCTTGCTTATGAAAGTCAGCTCAATCAGGCGCTGGCGCCCGTGGTGGCGTCGTACATGGCGCAGATGTCGGGGAGTGTTCACTAATGGCTATTCAGGCGGGAAAGAACACCTATTTCACTCGGCAGAGCGGCGGCGTGGATCATCCGCAGGAAGTGCACTATCAGGTGCGCTATACCGGGAATGATCCGACCGATATCACCAAGGGCGAGAACATGAACTTCAATGTTCCGACCGGTCATGACTTTCCGGGGATGGTGACGATTAAGCGCCTCCCCAAGTGAGGAAGCCGCTATGGTTGATTACAGCTCGTCGCCGTACTATTCGACCGCAGTATCCGCCGCGAACCAATGGGGGGTTCCGGCGGATTTGTTCGTTCAACAGATCGGTCAGGAAAGCGGGTTCAATCCGGACGCGGTGAATGCGTCGAGCGGGGCGACGGGGATTGCGCAGTTTTTGCCGAGTACGGCGGCGAATGCTGGGTATGGGATCGCGCCGTTTGATCCGACCGATCCGGTGGCGAGTTTGAATGCGGCAGCGCAGTATGACAAATCGCTGTATCAGCAGACGGGGAGCTGGGCGGGCGCGTTGAGTGCGTATGGTACGGGGACGGGCGGGAGTGGCGTTTCGTCGGTATTGGATGAATTGAGCGGGTCGGGGCTGTATACGTTGATGCCGAACTTGCAGCCAGGATCATCGGGGAATGGGATTTTGGGGGGCAATGCGCTGAATTCGCTGGGGGATGCGGTAGGGCTGGGGACGAGTTCCGGGGGGCCTGCGATTAGCATTATTGAGGCGGGGAAGAGGGTGGGGTTGTTTGTGGTGGCGATTGTGCTGATTGGGGTTGGGGTGTGGGCGCTGGCGAGTAGTGAGCAGAGGAATGCGATTGCGCGGGCGGTGGGGTAGAAGTTCAGAAATGTGTTCATGAATGCGGATTAGAGCATGATATGTTTCGAGCGCTCGAAACTCGAAATTGTCGTGCTTTTTCGTTTGAAGAATGGCATAATTGCGGGAGTTGAGATTTGGTTATTTGAGGGAGGGCCTTATGCCTGCTGAACAACAAGTTCCCGCCGATGCCCCGGTGATGAAGGCCTGGGAGGCGTACAAGATGACCGAGGACTATGCCAATAGCCGGAAGTGGGCGCAGCACGAAGCACACGTCGATGGTTCGATGTGGGCCGCGTTCTATCAGGGGTTTTTCGCCGCTGCGATTGTCGCGGTCGAAGAAGCCAATAAGAGGCCGGATGGAGCGGAAGACTGCATTGCCTGTGCGGGCCTCGGGTTCACGCTGTAAAGGAGGGCTTGATTATGTTGCACGTCGAATTCGCCAAAAGCCGCTACGAAGCGTTGAAATCCGAATTGGCCGCCTGCGATCTCAAGGGGCGTCGCGCTTTGATCGAAAGCGAGATGCTGACGATTTCACATGAGCTTGCTTGCTATGAGGCGGCAAGGCTCCCCGCCCAACCCAAGCCCGCGTGCAGTTAGAAATTCAGGCAGCGAGCGAAAGTCCGGACTCAGTGGTGAGCCGCAAGGCAAGCAAGAACACGAAATACGGGACTTGACCAGGCCGGGAGAGCAGCGGCCACAGAATTCAAGGGGGCAATAGGCGATGGCTGATTGGGCTGAAAAGTTCAAAGCGTATACGACAAAATCGTTGGTAGGGCAGATCCGCATGGACGCCCGCTATGCGTTTATGCCAGAAGACGAGGCATACCTATCGGAGATCGCTGCGCGGATGACGGATCTTCAGTCCGAGGTGGATCGGCTGCGTGAAGATGTCTCGCGACTGCGGATTGTCGAGCGCAATTACCGCGATCTTATTGACCAATGAAGGAGGGATTCGCTAACCCTCCGGCCCGGTCGCTGTCTTCAGCCCCGGGCCTTTTTCTCGCCCGCCGCGCAGCGTGTGCAATTTCCATGCCAACAATATCGCTTGACAAGTCGCTGTTGGCACCGCATGATGAAAAAAGTTCTTGACCAATCCCGCACAAGTAAAACGTGGTACCCCAAACGAAGTATCTGAAGTAACA